TCGACCCGAACAGCGCGATGAAAGCCGCTGCGGCGCCACCACCTGCGAGCGACATATCGTAGACGCTCAGGCCTAAAGTCTCCATCGTGGTGTTGACCGCGATCAATGACTGCGCCAGCCGTGACAGCGTGGTGGCGGCGCCCTCACCCTCAAGGGCAAATTCTTCCAGCCCGCCGACCATCCCCGCCATTGCATCCGCCATGCCGAGCAATGCGTCCTGGATGGCTTGGTTCGCAGCATCTTCGCTCAGGCCCTTGGTGCTGATCTCCATGGAGTGCGCGAAATTGTCAAACGTGGTGGCAGCAATGCCCAGCGCAGCGGCGGATGAAATTACGCCAACTTGAAGCGATCTGACGATGCCCGTGATGGCATTGGTAGTTGCCTCATCGGCATCGCTCAGGCTCTTGCGAACCTTTATGGAGAGGCCGAAGAACCGCGTTGTTTTAACGACGCTGAAGTTTTGCACCGCGGTTTCCATGCCCTCAACCGTTGCCATGATGCCAGCGTCGAGTTCCTTGGTCCGCTTCTTGAGTCCGAAATATACCACAGCCGCAACGGCCGCAACGGCCAGCAACGGCCCTGCAATGGCCCCGATGGACGCAGCCGCGGCGGCGCCAGCGGAGACAGACGTGACCGCGCCGACAGCCGCGCCACCGGCCGCGACGCTTGCCGCCGCTGCTGCGGTGGCGGCTGCACTGGCGGTGGCGGTGCCCAGCCCAGCGCCTATGCCAAAGCTGCCCAAGACGCCCGCGGCGAAACTTGACCCGATGGTGCCGAGAACAGCCGAACTGCTCACAAGGCCGCTCACCACGCTCCCTGCCATGTCCGTTATCATCCCGCCCCCACCGCCGCCACCAGCAGCCGTGCCAGCCGATGCAGTGCCGCCCGCAACGAAGTCAAGGCCGAGAATAATGCTATTCTTTACCGCCAAGCTGATCATCTGCGCCAGCATCGACTTGAAGCTATCCAAGACGCTCGCCACAAAACCTTTGAAATCGGTGAACCCACGAACGGCAAAGTCTGCAAAGGCGTCCGAGACGCTACCGATGCCCGCCACCAGCACACCGCCCAACTGTTTGCCCATTTCGACGGCTGAAACTGTGCCGTCAACCAGAGCGTCAGCAAAGCCTTCTGCAAACGTGGTGGATTTTTTCATTTCTGTTGCAAGTTCTCTAACCGCGAGAGTGTATGCGCCGTCTGTCAAGCCTTTCAGCTTTAGGTTGTCCAGTTCAGCCATGCCGCGATTGTAAACGCGCAACGGGTCAGCCGCATCTTCTAGCGCGCTGATTTGCTTTTCTATCTCTTCCCGCTCATCTTCCAGCGTGCGGTTTTTCTTTGCTATCGCTTCTTCCGCATCGCGGGCGGCAGATTCAGTTTGACTGATAGTATCGTTGTATTGCTTTGTCAGCGCGTCATTTATCGCTTGGGCTGACCCATTTCTATTGAGGGCGTTTGTATAATTTTGAAGCTGTAGGGTTGCCGCAGCACGAACCACACCCTCACTTGACCCAAGGGCAGACGACAACTCTTGACGCTTGGTCGCAATAAGACCCTGAGTTCGCGCGTCTATCAGGCTGTTGCCAGCTTTGAGTGCTCTGTTTTGCGCCTCTAGACTGATCGCATCAAGCCCCAGAGAGGCATTCACTTTTTCCAGATCGGAGAGCGCATCCCCAGCCGCCTTGAGGTGTTTGGCGAGATCAGCCGCCTCCCCAGCAGCCGCAGCAAGGCCCGGCGCAAGATTTGAAGGCGTCTGCAAAAGTTCGAGTGCAGCCACGGCGTCAACGACTTGCTGTTTTGTGGCCGCTACAGCGCGCGCGCCATCAAGGTATTTTTGCTGTGTTTCTGTCAACACCTCACCAGCCGCGACCTGCGTCGCAAGCAATCCAAGATACGCCTCTTTTATGGATTCAACCCCATCAGACTCAAGTTTGGCGTGAACCTCAAACAACTTTGCCCGGGCGCCCTCTTCCTCGTTCAAAAGGGCAGCCGCTGCAATCAGTGATGTTCTGGTGTTGAAAAGATCCTCTTCAGCCGCAGCCGCAGCCCTCAAAGCGTTGAGTTGCGACTCTTGCGTCAGTGCTAGGTCACGCCGCAGGTTTTCATTCGCAATGATTCGTGCATTGATTCCAGAAACCGCTTGTATCGCTGCGTCTCTTTCAATTCCCGATCCAGTCTTTACTGCATCGGTCATTGAGCGTTGTGCGGCCTCCAAGCTCACATAGTCTCTTTCGAGTCCTGCCGTCACTCGCGCAAGAGATGACGTTGCCGTATTGAACCCCTTGAAGGCGTCCTCTGCATCTTGCGCAAAATCTGCCGTCGATGAAAGTGCCCGATAAATAAGCGTAAGGCCAGCAACCGCCGCGACAAACGGGATAGCTTTCATGGCAAGCCCGAGCAGGGTTGAGGCCATCGTCGCAATTGCAGCAATTCCGTTATAGGCAATAAATGCCGTAACGCTGGCATAAAGCCCCGCAACGAGTGCAGTGATACGAGACGCAGCCAATACACCAAGAGCGATCGCAAATATGTCGACGTTTTCAATTACAAAATCTATCGTGGCAGACAGTGATTCTAGTCCAGTTGCCAGCAATGGCAGTGTCGTTAGCGCAAGCCTGATAAATGTATTTGAAACGGCCTGGATTGCGTTGTCCATGCGATTGCTGGCCGATGAAGCAACTGCCGCCATGGCCTCATCAGTCGCGCCCAGCTTATTATTCATCTGTTCAAGAATCTCGGTGAACGACTCGCCTGCCGAACCCGCAAAGCCTAGCGCGACCGCCGTTGCCTCAGTCGATCCGAAAAGCTGTTGAAGCTTTGTGTTGCTGCCGCCGGTTGCCGTCGTGACTTGCTCCAAAAATCCAGCGAGCCCTTTGGCTTCAAGGCCCGCCGCGTTAAACTCAATTCCAAGAGTCTCGGCCAGTTCCTTTGCCATCGCCGTCGGTGCAAGAATTGACGTGAGCGCCGCTCTCAGGCCGTTCGTTGCGACCGATGTGGTCAGTCCACCCTTGGTCAGTGCAGCCACCGCGGCGGCGGTTTCATCAAACGACACGCCCAGCGACTGAGAGAACGGCAGGACCGCGCCAAGCGCCGCAGCCAGTTCCGGGATGGTTGTCACACCGGCCTTCATCGCCACGAAAAGCGCGTCCGACGCATCCGCTGCCGTTTGGTTTTCAGCCGAAAACACGTTGATCGCCGTTGTCAAAATCCCCGTGGCAGACGTCACGTCCGTCACACCGCCGATGGCCAGCTTGTTCGCTGCATCAAGCAACAGGGTCGCCTCTGCCGCATTGGACGCGCCACCTGAAATCGCCTGATAGAACGCTCTGACCTGGGCTTCATCTGACGTGCCGTATGCGTCTGCAAGGTCTCGTGCCGACGCCGCCACTCTGTCAATTTCGCCAGGCATACCGGTCAACAGCGTGGCGGTTTCGGCAAGCGCACCGTTAAGAAGCCGCGCCTTTTCGACCGCAACCATCGCGGCTCCCAGAGACAGGAAGCCTGCGACAAGGCCCGCGATTGCCCTTGCAGCGCCGCTGCTTGCTCGCCCAAGGCCTCCCAAATCATCACTGGCCCTGCGCACGCCACTGCTGTCAACTTCTATCCCGACCGATCCAACGTCGTCCATGCGGGCCTACTCCTTAAACGGCTGCGGTGTGTTTTTGCCGTTTGATTCTGACAACTCACCGACATATGCGCCGCTGATCTTTTGGAGCCATTCGGCTTCGTTGCCTTCAAACGTCAGGCCCACATTCGCAGCCCATGCTTGGATCTCCAAGTGGGACAAAGCCACCGGCCCCATCCCACCCTGCATCACCGGCCCCGCGTCCATCAGCCACTCCGCCAGATAACCACGGAAAAGCAATTCTGGAAAGTCAGGTTCTTCACCGGCCCGTTCCAGAAAGCTCCATCTCGTCGCTTTGATATCCTTTGGCTGCGTGCATAGCCAAGCGTGCTGTCGCGCCCAAAGGCAAAGCGCCTCTAGGCTTGCGCGAAAAAATTGGCCCGATCTTTCAGGAACTCGGTCACTTCCTCAAGAATCGATGGGTATTTCCGGTAAATGGCGAACGCCGCACTTTCCGAAAACTCAATCGGCTTGCCGTCAACGCTCAGATTTTCCCAGCCGATTGTCTGATCGACCGCAGACTGGACGATGCCCTCCTGCCCCTCATCGATCAAAGCCCCGATTTGTCCCGCACTCATTTTGGCAAAGTCCATTTTGCCGCCGCGCCGCTTCAGAACCTCTGTTGCGCGCTTGCGCGCCTTGACCTTGCCCGCAGAGGCGTCCATGCCGATCAGATTGATCCGCATCGGCTTGGACAGATCGGGCGTGCCATCCTTGCCCGTGACGTAGGCCGGAGCGTTGGTGCGCAGGTTCGTGAGGTGCAGCCATGCGCCCGCTTCGGCTGCCGAGACTGAATCGAAAAAATCCATTGGTTTGCTTCCTGGGGTTGAGGTTGATGGTGGGGGCGCGGGTCAACCACGCCACACGCCCCCGTCCTGCCAAAGCAGGATTACGGCGCGGCGACTTCGATGTCGGAGCGCGTGAACTCGATGTTGCAGGACGCCATATTGACGCTGCCGACCGACTGGCCGCGGGGGAATGACATCACCTTGCCAGAGATAAAACGGATCGTGCCATCGCTGCGCGTCTCACGAAAGCTGATTTCGTTTTTCGAGACGAGAGCGGCAAGCAGGATAATCTGACCAGCATCGGCGGAGTCATAGCCGAGCGGGACGGTGATCGATCCGTAATTCAACTCGCCATGGAATTTGTTCACAATGCCGGTTTTCAGCGGCGTGAACGTGACAGGCGAATAGGCTGCGCCGAACTCGGGGATCTCGGACGCTTCGCCCACATCGGTCCACGTCAGGGCGCCGTATCCAGAGGCGTCGTAAGTGGCCGGTGCGGCTGCGGAGACGGACAAGAATCCGCCAATGCCCTCGGT